AGAAATGCTTCAAGCCCCGCTTGTATCTTGGCTGCGCTGCCTTCTACATTGACATTGGTTGTGTGCTTTGCCCATGTATTAGCTACAGTGTCAGCGTGTGTGCATCCATTAAGACACCACAAGCGCAAGCCGAATGCTGATTGTTGGAATGCCCAGCTACTGTCGTATGAGTTAAAGAACTGGACACGGAATCTTACATAGTCACCAACTGCTGGCTCCATCACTAGGTCAGCGAAGTCGATAGTGCCTCGTAGCTTGGCACCGTTATCAAAGATTTCAATTTTTGTATCGTAATCTTTAGATACATTTGATTGACTGACAGCATCCATGACTGAGTTAACTACATCGTCATGCTTAATTGCTTTGTACTTAGAGCCATGAACACCAAGCACTTCATTAGTATCTGTACGCATGATAGCTCGTGCCATTGATTGCGGCACATCATACAGGTTACAGTCATTGTCTTTGCTTGCTGTAAGGTTGACTGTTTCTACTGGGAAAGACCAGTTATCTTTTACTAGGCTGTTGCCTATAACAGTTACTCCATCCATTGTTAGTTCTCCTTATGAATGATGGCGCAGTATTACGCCGCTGATTATCACAACTAATGAGAACATTAGTAGTGTGATATGAATGTAGAACCCTGCGTCAGTGACAGGATTCAATGCTGAACATATGATTGTCATCATAAATCCAATTCCGATTAAACTATTTGCGATCATGTTAGTTCTCCTTGTTGCATACTTGCAGTATAAACTAGGTATTGCAGAGTGCAATACCTAATATTCAATATGTATGTGACATGTGATGCCGCGATCATCATTGCATTCATTATCAATTTGCTTTTGCTCATAGCAGCTATAGCAATACATATCGTCTGCATCTGGGCAATACACTGATGCGTTGCGTTGATCGCAAGTCGCGCATTTACTCCGTCTAGTATAAAGCATTTGTATCTCCGTAAAGTTGGAATCGAATTTTCAAACACGAATTGTTTAAAGTCTGCCGCGCAAGTACTCAGCCGTGGCGTGTGTTCCCCCTGCGGGGGCGGGGGGAGCGACTAGCGACACCCGCTGGATGGAACATAAAAAAAGCTCCGCAGCCGAAGCTGCGAAGCTGATGTGTCAGTTACCTATGCTGACTTTTTCTTGAGTTCGTTGTACCGAGCATCCAATGCGTCAAGCGTACTGGCTGTCTGCTCTGATATGTCGTGGTCGGCAGGGAACAACTGCTCTGAAGCTTGTGTTAACAGTGACTTGAGAATCTCGTTGCATTCCAACTGTGTCTGCTGCCATTCGATGTCGCGGTTACGCTGTAGGATTTTGTCGTTGTCAAGAATTACACCATGTTCTTTATGTTCGATGTAATCGTTGAAGTTGTCATCTTGCAACTCAGTGATCTTCTTGTTTTTTGTGTTCGTGTTCCAGTCAACATCACTGATGAATTTAGTGATGAAGTATTGAACTGTTGATTTGTGTGTGCGGTCAGACAATGTGAACTCACGGTTGATGTCTCGTGCGAATCCGTTTGTGTTTGCGTTCTTAGTCATTTTAGTTCTCCTAGTTAGCTGCCGAGGAACTGCCCTCGGCTTATGCCCCACACCACAATCATGGCTGCAATCCAAAGGCAAGGCAGGCTCGGGCGGCATTGGATGATCGCCTACAGCCCGCTTGCGCGAAGCGCGACTAAAGCGCGGGCTGTTAGTCAGCTTATGAACAGATCGCCTCTATGCGATATGAGCATAAGCTGGCGTGGCGACCACCAATGGGCGAGACTTGCCACGAGCGACTAGCGAGGGTTTGGATGGCAGTTATGATGTGGATAATGGGGCTTGCCGAGAGGGGATCGGTATCTAGCAAACAAAGGGGAACGCGTAGATGACTTGCAATCAATTTACAAAAACGAGTGTAGCGCGAGGCATCAAGCGTGGCTTCACAATTGCTGATCCTTTCATTGGTGCTGTGTATTGGTGAAAATACCCCCGTGTCTTGAGCGTGTTCATGCGCGATGTAACGTCCGTCAGTGATGGGATCAGCAGATCACATCGCTGTCGCAACGGCCATCTGGCGCATGAGTATGCCACGCTCATTGCCTTGTTGCTGCGATGTGTTGCAACGAGACAGTCGATGCTACCCTTAGCAATCGACAAGCTAGTGGTTAGTGGCTAGGTGTGTAAATTGTGCGGTTGACAAGCCGAGAATAATTGGCTGATAGTGGGGGGGAACACAAGGGGGGGCAGATGACCGAGATTGTGAAGCTTACCGATAAACAGACTGCATTGGTGGATACACTTGTAGCAACAGGCTGTAGCATTACAGAAGCAGCAAAGCTTGCTGGTTACGCTGATGGCGAATCCGGTAGAGTGAGTGCTAGCAAGGCTTTGCGGACAGGACATGTCCAGCAGTACATGATGCAACGGATAGGTGAGAGTCTAGGTCTCAACGCTACGGTAGCTGCGGCTAAGATGCTGAACTTAGCAAGAGGAGCCAAGAGTGAGTACGTTCAGCTAGAAGCTAGTAAAGATATCTTGGACAGGGCTGGCTTCAAGGCTCCGGACAAGCACATGCATTTGCATAAGGGTGATATTAGTGTAAGCATAGACTTGAGCTAGATTCGCAATGCGAATCGTTGCTCTGCGTGGGTGGGGTCCAAAAAAGAAGGCGCGTGAATGGCAAGGTGTCCCTCACTCACATGATAGTTAAAAAAAGCTCGCAAGGTTTAGATTTATTTTTTTTAGTCAGAGGTTCGTCTTATGCTTCAAACCACTCTTGGTCGCGCAATGTTTAAACAGGCTGTTAGCCTTCTTCGTTCAAAGAATGCTCAACGTGACACAAAGGCAAGGCATTCAAAGATGCGTGCTGCTCAAGCAAGGCGTGATTTAGGTAGAAAGCGCAAGCTTGTTTACAAAAATGTAAGAGGTCAAATGTAATGTGTGTAAGTAGTGGTGGTAGCGGGGCTAATACAGATTATAAAGACACCAGTGAAGAGCCTATCGTTAGCAAGTACGAACTCACTGTTGAGCAGAAGAAAGAGAACAAGCGGCGCAAGAGCTTACTTGCTTCCAAGAAGAAAAAGAAGTCTGGCGGTGATGGTCGTGATACAACGCTTGGTGCTGGCAGTAGCGGCAATTGGAATGGTGGACTTTCAACGCCCACTGCAAGTAGTGGAAACGTAATCACATGAGCAAGACACCAGCATGGACAAGAAAAGAAGGTCAGAACCCAGCCGGTGGGTTGAACGCTGCCGGACGCGCATCTTACAAGGCTCAAACAGGCGGCACACTCAAAGCCCCAGTGAAGGGCGGCGCAGACACACCGCAGAAACTGAGGCGCAAAGGAAGTTTCTTGACACGCATGGGTTCCGCAAAGGGGCCATTGAAGGATGAGAAGGGCAGACCTACTCGTTTAAAGAAGGCATTAGTTGCGTGGGGTCACAGTGGTGACAAGGCTAGTGCTGTTTCAAAGGGTCGCTCACTTCTCAAGCGTTACCAGAACACAAAGAAAAGGAAAGCCAATGCCTAATGTCGCTGGAAAAAGTTACGCCTACAATGCTGCTGGTAAGAAGAAAGCAAAGAAAGCCGCGCAGAGTTTACTCACTAAGCAACAGAGAACGCTTCCGAAGGCTATCCAAGCCAGCATCGTTAAGAAGAAAATGGAGAAGGCATAATGGCTGATAAGCTACGAGAAGATCAAGCAAGACTTCTTGCCGCAGTTGGTGGCGGTGCAGCGGCTACTGGCGCAACCCTTGCTGCTGGTAAGCTTGCAAGTAATGAGCGTCAGAAGCGAAAGAAAAGATCAGCGGCTAGACGCAGTGCAATAAAAAAAGAAACTCCAGCACAGCGCAGTAGAGCATTAAAAAATATTGCTAGTCGTGATCGCGCTTTTGCAGATGCACAAAAAAGCAATGCAAATAAAATGAAACAGATGAGGGCAGCATCGGCAGCAGCAAACAAAGCTGTAGTAGAGGCAGCGGAAAAAGCTGAAAAAAGAATTGCTGAGTTGCGTAAAATTAGAGATGCAGACATTAACACAAGACAAAAACTAACTAAAAATGCTCATATAAAAAATCAAAGAAACATAATTAAAGGCAAGGCTCCAAAGACATTGTTACAGATTGCAAAGTCTGTAGGGCTTAGAAGTATTCCAGCAGTTGGCGCGTTCATATCTGCGTTCTCCTCAACATCTGCTGGCAAAGGCTCTGATCGCGGCTTACCAAGTCGTAACTACAAATTCACACCAAAGGATTAAACGATGACTAAGTATCAAAAACATGATGGCTCAGTCTATGAAGGTCCAGTAATTACTATGCCTGATGGACGCATTAAGTCTGGAGCTACGTTAAGTACTGACTCTGTTCGATTGTTTCCTATGCCGGAGCGTTCACGAGATGCAGATGGCGGTTTTCAATCTGACGATCCTTCTACGCCACAAGTCAATGAAGCTTGGGTTGGCGGCAAAGCACCTAAGAAAAAGGCTGTGAGGAAAAAGAAAAATGGCAGTTAACGCAGCGGGTAATTACACCAAGCCTACTATGCGTAAGTCTTTATTCAATCGCATCAAGGCTGGTAGCAAAGGTGGTGCTAGTGGTCAATGGTCAGCGCGTAAGGCTCAGATGCTTGCCAAAGCTTACAAAGCCAAAGGTGGGGGTTATACTTCGTGAAGAAGCCGCAAAAATCTCTAATGAATTGGACAAAGCAGAAGTGGCGCACCAAGTCAGGTAAGCCTTCCACACAAGGATCAAAAGCCACTGGTGAGCGTTACTTGCCTGCCGCTGCTATTAAAGCTATGTCTAGCTCTCAGTATGCAGCGTCTTCTAAGAAAAAACGTGAAGACAAGTCAAAAGGCAAGCAGTTTTCTAAGCAGCCTAAAGCTGCGGCTGCAATAGCAAAGAGGTACAGATGAGTTTTCTACACACACTCAAAGTAGAAGAGCGTGACTTGCTTCGCAAAATAGTGAAGAAAGTACACCTTGTTCACCACCCAAAAGAATTTTGTAACGACTATGAGGCTGACAAGGTTATAACTACAATTGGCCCAGAAGTTGTTGAACGCATGATTAGGTTCGGTAAGGACAACAAGGTTGACCAACTTTAATTACAAGCCTGACGGCAATGTATTAAAACAATTTATGAAAGATAATAATTTCTTTCGCGGCATTCGTGGGCCAGTAGGTTCTGGCAAATCTGTCGGTTGTTGCGTTGAAGTTTTTCGCAGAGCTTTGATGCAAGAAAAAAACAAAGCTGGTTTACGCCGCAGCCGATGGGCAATCATCAGAAACACTAATCCACAACTAAGAACAACCACTATAAAGACTTGGCTTGACTGGTTTCCAGAAGACGAGTGGGGCAAGTTTATGTGGTCGGTTCCGTACACTCACTGGATTAAACAAGGTGATTTGGAACTAGAAGTAATCTTCCTAGCACTCGATAGGCCCGAAGATGTCAAAAAGTTACTCTCCCTTGAACTCACTGGCATCTGGATCAATGAGGCTAGGGAGATACCTAAATCAATTATTGACGCATGTACTATGCGTGTTGGTCGTTTCCCTTCTATGCGTGATGGTGGGCCTAGTTGGTCTGGGGTCATCGCTGATACTAATGCTCCTGAGGAAGATCACTGGTGGCCTATCATGTCTGGTGAAGTTCCTGTGCCGGATCATATTCCGGTAGAGCAAGCGCGTATGCTTGTTAAGCCTGACAACTGGACATTTTATGTGCAACCATCTGGCATGATAGAAGAAACAGACAAAAACGGCTCTGTGCTTGACTACAAAGAAAACAAAAAGGCAGAGAACTGCAAGAATATGCTGAAGAGTTATTACCCTAATTTAATTAGAGGTAAGACAAAAAGCTGGATTGATGTATATGTAATGAATAAACTTGGCTCAATCCAAGAGGGGAAGCCGGTGTATCAAAGCTTTGTAAGCGAAACTCATATAGCAACAGAAGAAATACCTATTGCTCATGGCGTCCCTTTGTACATTGGCATTGACTTCGGGCTTACACCAGCGGCTGTGTTTGGGCAAAAAGTTAGGGGCAGATGGCTAATACAATCAGAGATTGTTGCTATCGACATGGGAATTGTAAGGTTTGCAGAAGTGCTGCGCCAAGAGATTGCCACTAGATTTGCTAACTTAGATGTAAAAATATTTGGTGATCCGGCTGGTGACTTCCGCGCACAGACAGATGAAAGTACACCTTTTCAAATACTTAGGGGTGCTGGGCTAAGAGCAACGCCTGCTCCAAGCAATTCTGTTGACCTTCGTCTTGAGGCTGTTGCCTCTTCATTAAACAAAATGGTTGAGGGCAAGCCAGCATTTTTAATTGATAGGCGTTGTCCAACGCTTATTAAAGGCTTTGAGGGCGGTTATTGCTATCGGCGTATGCAAGTTTCCGGTGAGCGATTTGATGACAAGCCTGATAAAAACATGTATTCACATATACATGATGCGCTTCAATATCTAATGCTTGGTGCTGGTGAAGGCAGGGCTTTAATATCTGGGCAAAAACCTTTGAGGGCATTCAATGCAAAGTCTGAATTTGATGTGTTTGCAAGAAAACCAAAGCAACAAAAGCGTCAAGGTCTTTGGGCAAGAATGTAAATTGTGCGTTGCGTTAATTGATTAATTGTGTTTATGCATAAATGATCTAATACAAGGAGATTAACATGTGTTTAGGTGGTGGCGGTGGTAAGCCAAAAGAAGACCCTGTTGTAAAACAAGAACAGGAATCTCAAAAGGCAGAAGAAACTCAACAGAAAAAAGTTCGCAAGCAAGAAGCTTTATCTGAATCTTTGACAACGATGCGCGGCGGTCGAGGTCGGCGTTCACTAATCAAAAGTGGCAGCGGTGGCATGGGCTTCTATAACGAGTATCTATAATGATAGTTAACAATGATTTACAAAATGGCGTGTATGAAGGCGAAAAAACTGCCCTCAAGTATTTAAAAAAGTATGAACATGCTAAAACACAACGCGAAAACTTTTTGCCGTTGTTTGAAGAGTGCTATGAATATGCATTGCCTCAACGTGAATCATTTTATGCAGAGTCAGTAGGACAGCGTAGAGATGATAAAATCTTTGATGAAACGGCAGTTGTTGGCGTTCAAGAATTTGCCTCGCGCTTGCAGTCAGGCTTGGTTCCTAATTTTGCTAGATGGGCGGATTTCACTGCGGGTTCTGAAGTTCCGGCTGAAGAGAGAGATGAAGTTAACAATCAATTGGATGAAGTTACAGATTATGTCTTTGAAGTTATCCAGAACTCTAACTTCGGTCAGGAAGTACACGAATCGTTTATGGACTTGGCGGTAGGCACAGGCGTTTTATGTGCTATGGAAGGCGATGCAGTTAACCCTGTAATGTTTTCCGCGATACCATTGCCGCATGTAGTTCTTGATACTGGCCCTGACGATCAGGTAGATCATGTTTATCGTGAGCGTTCTGTGCGTAATTCAGACATCCCTGTTATGTATCCAAAGGCGAGCCTGTCAGACAAAATCTTACAAAGAATTAAAAACAATCCAGATGAACGCACTAAGATATTAGAAGTCGTTTGCCGTGACTATTCAATAGTAAATCAAAAAGCATTCTTCTTTTATGCAATAGAAACAAACACTAAGCAGATAATTAAAGAAGAAAAGTACACTGGCATTGGATCAAATCCGTTTATTTGTTTCCGCTGGTCTAAAGTATCTGGTGAGATTTATGGGCGTGGCCCATTGATGAATGCACTAAGCGCAATCAAAACAACCAATCTAACTATCGAACTAATCCTTGAGAATGCACAGATGGCTATTTCTGGTATCTATCAAATGGATGATGATGGTGTGATTAACCCAGATACTATTAATCTTGTCCCCGGAACCGTCATACCAAAAGCCGCTGGCTCCATGGGTTTGCAGCCTGTTCAAGCTGCTGGGTCTTTTGATGTTGCTAACCTTGTTCTTAGTGACATGCGTTTGAATATTAAACGTGCATTATACAATGATATGCTTGGCAATCCTGATAAAACACCAGCGTCTGCAACAGAAATAGCAGAACGTATGGCTGATCTATCTAGGCGTATTGGCTCTGCATTTGGAAGATTACAAGCAGAATTAGTGCAGCCTGTACTGCAACGTGTTGTTTACATTCTAAAAAAACAAGGGCGTATTGAATTGCCTACAATGAACGGTAGGGAAGTAAAGGTTCGCTCTGTATCACCTCTTGCACAGGCTCAAGCAAACCAAGACATTTCCTCCGTTGCACGTTTCTTGGAGCTTGTGCAAGGCAGATTTGGCCCAGAGCTTACAAACATTCTAATTAACTCAGAAGAAACTGCGGCATATCTAGCCAAGAAGTTTGGTGTGCCTGATACTCTTATTCGTGATCTTGAAGAGCGTCAGCGCATAGTACAGATGGCGCAGCAAATGGCACAGCAACAACAAATGCAAGGAGGCCCACCAATTGATCAAGGATAGGGAGTTTCTAGCCCTTGATGGATTTCGCCGTGATAAGAGTGAAGACACAAAGATAAATCTAAACATAGCTACACTATTCAATACAGATGCAGGGCGATCTGTATTAAAGTATTTACGTTCCATAACAATTGAACAGGTTAATGGTGCTGGCGTTTCTGACGCTGAACTGCGCCATATGGAAGGACAGCGATATATCGTTGGCCTCATTGAAACTCGTATGCAAAATGCACACAAAAACAAAGAGGTTAAGACATGAACGAAGAAGCACAAGTAGAAGATTCTGGAGTAGTCACTGAAGGTGGCGATCCATTGCTGCAAACAGATGAGCAGGCTCGTCCAGACTGGTTGCCGGAAAAATTTAAAACAGCAGAGGACTTGGTAAATTCATATACAAGTCTTGAAGGAAAGCTTGGTCAAAAAGAAGAAGACATCCGCAACGCTGTCATTGAAGAGCTTAGTAATGAAGCGTTTGCTAATCGTCCAGAAACTGCTGGTGACTATCAGTTGCCGGAAACAATTGACGATCAAATGGCTACTGACAATGAGCTTCTTAAATGGTGGTCTGAAACTGCGTTTGAAAATGGGTACACCCAAGAGCAGTTTGAAGAAGGTATTAATATGTATGCCGAAGCTCTTAACGCTGATGTGCCTGACTATGAGGCGGAAGTTTCTAAGCTGGGCGACAATGCTGAAGCTAGACAAGAAGCTGCAAGCTTATTTGCTAATCAGTTTTTTGAAGAGCAACACCTTCCAGCCATTGAACGCATGTGTGAAACTGCTGATGGTATTGAAGCATTGGAGTTTATGATGCAGTCAATGCAGCAAGGTGGGCCAGCTATTGATGGTCAGGCTGTGGCTACCATCACTCAAGATCAACTGAATCAAATGATGTTAGACCCTAGGTATCACGACCCAGTTAAGCGAGATCAAACATTCATTGCTGAAGTAGATGCTGGCTTCAAACGTCTATATGGATAAGGAAGTTGGACGCATTGGTGAGCTGTCATTAGTAGAAGCTAACGTAGATCACGCTAGAATGATCGCTGACAGCCTTAGAATGTATGACGCTAGAGAATGCCTTATATATGGTTTAACGCCGCTAGAGGCTCTCTTAGAGCCGTTTACGGTAAAAGATAGCAGAACCTATGCTATAAAATTTAACGAAACTGTTATAGCTATGTGCGGAACTGTGCCTGTTTCAGAGGGTGTTGGCAGAGTTTGGATGCTCGGCACTGGCGGCGTTAATGAAAACTATCGTATTTTTTTGCGCGGTTGCAAGCCAGCAATAGATATATTGCAGGGCGAATATGAGGTTGTAGAAAACTTTGTTCCGCAAGATCATGTTGACACAATCATGTGGTTAACATGGTGTGGTTTTATATTTGATGAAGAGGTCTATAATATTCACGGTCATAACATGATGCGTTTTGTGCGTTGCAGAGAACGAAAAAATAATGTTTATTACCTAGAACGGCCTGTAATGCATTGAGCGACCCATGTGGACAATCGCATTGAAAGTGAAAAGCAGACAACCGCAGTAAGTATATTAACCTTAATCCTATGAAGAGGACTGTAAAATGGCGAATACAATTGACACCGCCTTTATTAAACAGTTTGAATCAGAGGTTCACATGGCTTATCAGCGCATGGGTTCTAAACTGCGGAACACTGTGCGTACTGTATCAAGCGTCCGTGGGAACACTGTTCGATTCCAAAAGATCGGAACAGGCTCTGCTTCAACTAAATCACGAAACGGTATGGTAACTCCAATGGAGTTGGCACACACCAACGTAGAAGCAACAATGTCTGATTTCTATGCTGCCGAGTATATCGACAAGCTAGATGAATTGAAGACAAACATTGATGAGCGTCAAGCTGTAGCAAAATCTGCTGCTGCTGCCCTTGGTCGCAAGACTGATGAGATTCTTATCACTGCTATGGATGCTGGTGCAAACACAACTCAAATTGGTGCTGCTGGTTCCGCTGTTTCTAAAGCTGATCTACTTAGCTTGTTTGAAACATTTGGTTCAGCTAACATCCCAGAAGATGGTGGGCGTTATCTTGCGATGCACCCAGCAGGTTATGCTGACTTGTTCAACATTACTGAGTTTGCTTCAAGTGACTTTGTTGGTGAGCAAAACCTACCATTTGCTGGCGGCATGACAATGAAAGAGTTTCTTGGCTTCAAGATTTTCTCTACATCAGCCGTTACTGCTGGTAAGAATATGGCGTATCACACATCATCTGTAGGACTTGGTATCGGTGCAGACGTTACGACTGAACTGAACTATGTCCCAGAGCGTGTGTCACACCTTGCAACCTCAATGATGTCCATGGGTTCTATTGTTATTGATGACAATGGTATCTATGAAGTCCTTGACAACAACTAGGAGGATTAGACATGGCATACGCAGCATCTGGTCTTAATCGTCTTGCAGGGGCGTCTAATGGCAACCTGTGGTTTTATACTACCGCAGACGCTATCGCGACTGTGAACACAGAAGGTTACTTCAATAACGCAGCAAACATGCTTAATGTTCGCGATGTTATTATTGTGGCTGATACAAACACACCAACAACAAGTTTTGTTAGTGTGCTTTCTAATACTGGTTCCGTTGTAGATGTATCTGATGGTACAGCTATAGCTGAAACAGACTCAGACTAAAGGAGTAGGGGAGGTCAAGGTATTAACTTACCTCCCCTAACCACATATGGCACTTATAAGCACAACGGCTAATTCGCCAATTGATATTTGCAGTCGGGCATTAATTCTAATTGGTGCTGACCCAATTACTTCATTTGACGATGGAAATACAGAAGCTTTAGTTGCCGTGAATATGTATGAAGATGTAGCTAGAGCATCTTTAGTAAACTCTCGTTGGAGATTTGCTACAAACCAAGCGGTTTTAAATTTATTAAGTGCTGCCCCTACTGGAAGATATGATCGCGCTTATCAGCTTCCAAGTGACACTCTTATGCTTCACGCTGTTACAGTAAATGATTTACCTATTGACTATCAAATTTATGGAAACAAAGTTTTTTCAGACACTGATCCGTCAGATATTGTAGTTGCTGATTACACTTTTAGAGCAGAAGAGCAAGATTGGCCTTCTTACTTTACACTTGCTGTTGAGTATTCTTTAGCGGTTGTGTTTGCCACATCAATTGCACGAGACTCTACACTTGCATCACTAATGCAAAGCCAAGGTCAGAACGCTATGGCAAAAGCAAGAAGCCTAGACTCGCAGCAGCAGACTTCAAGAAAGCTTACAACATCTAGGTTCATTGCTGAAAGGCGCAGTTAATGGCTAGAGTCAGGGTTCCTATTACTAACTTCCAGTATGGTGAAGTTAGCCCATCTCTTGTGTCCAGAACAGACACAAAAGTTTATTCAAATTCTGCAAAATCTGTTGAAAACTTTTTTCTTAGAAATGAAGGCGGTTTGTTAAAACGCTTTGGCACTAAGCGCATTTATGAGTTTGACACAACGCTAGACACAGATAAATTTCAGCAACACAGAATTGTTCCTTTTATTTTCTCTGATGATGAGCGTTATATAATTTCACTTGAGCATCAAAAGATTAGATGTTTTCAAATTAGCCCTACCACTGGTGTTGTTTCTTTGGTAGCTACTGTTACGCAAGATGTTGACAGTAATGCCTTACCTATTACTGATGACATCTTGCACGAAATTACATTTGCACAATCAGGCGATGTAATGTTTCTTGCTCACAATACATTTATGATTCGTAAGTTAGTGCGTACTAGCTTAACAACCTTTGAAGTTGAGACTTATCAATTTGCTGAAAGTGCAGATGGGTACAGAGTTAATCAGCCTTACTACCCTTTCCAAGATTTAACAGTAACCCTTAACCCTTCAGCTTCAACAGGGAATGGAGTTACATTAACCACTAGCGCAAATTATTTTGACACAACAGGAACACAATCAGGTGGTAATTACGCAGACTCTAAGCACATCGGCATTGTTTTGCGTTATCACGATAACGAAGTTTTGATTACCTCTGTTCAATCAGCAACACAAGCAACAGGAAATATTACTAATGAGTTGCTTGTTCATCTTGATGTTGATGCCCTTGAAACTACAGAAGGTATAGCTGATGTTGAGATGACCTTTCCTTTGCATGGATTATCTACAGGTGACTCAATTGTAATTTCAGAAGCTGGTGCTGTAGGCGGGATTTCTAGAAATCAAATCAATGGGACTAGATCAGTACAGGAAATTATTGATGAAAATGTAATTGTGTTTACAGCAGGAGCAAACGCGTCTAGCTCTACTGTAGGTGGCGGCTCACCAAAGGTAGTGACACATGCGCCAACAACACAATGGAGCGAACAGTCTTACTCTGCATTACGCGGTTTCCCAGCAGCAGTAGCGTTCCACGAAAATAGATTATGGTTTGGCGGCACTATCTCACAACCTGACGGATTGTGGGGCAGTAAAAGTTCTGAGTATTTTAACTTCGATGTAGGTGACGCTGAGGATAATGATGCTCTTGATTTAACTGCTAGTATTGGTGAGATTAACTCAATACGTCACATCGTATCTAACCGTGATCTACAAGTGTTTACCTCAACATCAGAATTTTACATTCCATCATTTGTTGAAAAACCTATTACAGCAACTAATGCTCGTATTAAAAGGCAGACACCATTTGGCGCAAGTTATGTAAAGCCATTTTCGTTTGATGGCGCAACTATGTATGTACAGAAGCATGGCTCTGTTGTGCGTGAGTTTGTTTATTCAGATGCAGAAGGTGCGTATGTTGCTAACGGTATTAGTCAGCTTTCATCGCATTTAATTAACAACCCAATTCAAATGTCTGTGCTTAATGGCGCAATCAATCGTCCAGAATCATATGCTTTTTTTGTAAATCAAGATGGTGAGATCGCATTGCTTACATCTAACAGGGCTGAAGAACGTGCTGGCTGGGCTAAGTTTACCACCAAAGGCAAGTTCCATTCTATTTGCACTGTTGATGATCGCGTATTTCTTGTAGGCCTGTATGATACTGGCGCAGGCACACAAAAATATATTCTTACTGAATTTGATTCTAATTTAAATTTAGATTTCTCTGATACGTTTACTGGTGTTGCTGGTGTGTTCGATGTGTCTGCTCATTTCCAAAATGGTGCTGTAGTTGATGTAGTTGATGATACAGATTATATAGGCCAGTTTACTGTAGCTGGCGGTAATGTTGATGTGTCTGCTGTATCAGAAATAACAGGTGCAGAAATTGGTTATTCATTTACTGTAAGCGCAGAAACGCTACCTATTGATGCCAATGTTCAAGGTGGCCCATTAACTGGAAACCCTCGCTCTGTTAATAGAGTAATACTTGATGTGCTAGATACTTTATCTCTTACAGTAAACGGCAAGCAACTTGCAATTCGGCGTGTTGGTGACGATTTAAGCTTGGATCGTGTGGCAATTCAAGGCAAACAAGAGTTTCGTTTACTTGGTTACAGTAAAGACCCAACAATTAAAATAACTCAAAGCGCACCATTATCATTGCAAATTAATGGAATTATTGCGGAGGTATCATTCTAATGTTTCAGTTACTAGGTACAGCATTTAGCGCATTTGCTTCCATTCAAGCTGGTGCAGCACAACGCAGGGCTGAAGAAGCACAAGCTTTACAGTATGAACAAGAAAAGCGTCAGAATGAGATTGAGACTTTGCAGCGTCACAATGATCGTCTTGCATCTTATGATTCAGCTAGAGCAGCTAACCTTGCTTGGTTTACTTTTGCTGGCAGAGACATAACCAGTGATCGTTCTGTCAAAGCTTTTTTAGATAAGCAACGTGAGGTTGCCTTTACCGACGTGTCTCGTTCTGACAAGCAGGGTTATGCTGAAGGATCACAGCTTGCTATGCAAGCGCAAGTAGCAAGACAGCGTGGTCGCGCTGCTTCTACTGCTGGCATGATTAAAGGATTTTCGACTATCGCAAGCGGTTTGCACAACTACAATCTAACAAAAGTGTAGGTGTGATATGGCGGTAATTAGAGAAAAACAACAGTTCAGAAACTCACGCATTGGCGTGGTTCGCATGGACACTGGTGAAAGCCAGATGTGGCAGACTGTTGCGTCTGCTGCTGACTCTTTAACTCAGCAAGCTTTTAAGCAGGCCTCTGTAGAGGCGCAGAACAAAGGCAAGGAGTTTGCAGAATCTGTTGGTGAAGAGTCTCTAAGAACAATTGATCCAGCCACAGGCAAACCTCAGGCGTTTAAAGCACCAACAAGCTTTGGAACTATTGCTCAAGCCGCTTATGAAGAGACTCTTGATCGTAGATACATACGCACTGTTGATAGAGAAATAAGAGACAAAGCAAACGAAACATATCTTAAGTATGAGTTTGATCCTCAAGGTGTGGAGAAATACTCACAGGTTATGGAAGACTATGTTAGTGGCATGACCAAGAACGCTGACAAGCGTTTTGAAGGAATTGTTCGCGACACAGGCGCAGCTTACATTGCCAGCACAAAATTTAATCTTATGCAAAAGCGCAACCTTAGAATCAAAGAGGCAGAGCAAATTGCACAAAGAGATGATGCAAAAGACAATGCCTCATTTATTGAATCTATGGCTGAAAATGTAGACTGGAGTTTGCCAGATTCACAAGGCCACAGAGATGTTGAAGACATGTATATGGAAGGCGTTGCTGGTCAAAGGGCAGCAAATGTTGCTGGCTTAATTTCTGATGCACAGTTTGAAGCAAACGTAGGTGTAATGCGAAGAGCGTTGCCTAAAGCAATACTGTCAAAGATGATTAACTTTGATGCTGTGTATGAAAAAGAAGATGGCAGCACTGTTCAAATAAACTCTGATGTAGCTCTTGCTGTAGAAAACTCATTAAAAACTAATAGGGTTCTTGATGAAGTTCCTACAGCGTTAAAACCTCAAGTTCAAAGAATACTTGATTCAGAAGCTTACGACAAAGATCGTGACAACATAAGCCGTCATGTCACAGCACTTAGAACAAACTTAAGCCTAAAAGAATCAGACGCTGTTAAGCTAACAGCATTCCAACAGACTGTGCTTAATGTTGCTGAAGAAGGTTTTGTAGTTGACACAAAAGATTCACAAGTAAAAAAAGCTGGTGATGTTTTAATAGCAAATGAAGTTGAAGATTTAGACCCAGCAAGGCCTAACATGGTTCCTTATTTTACAGGTGAGGAGTCTACAAAAGAAGATGCGCCTTGGAAAATTTTAGTTGCTGGAAAAGGCATTATAACTGAAGGCATGGAGTTAACATTAAAAAGAGCATATAGACTTGACAACATGAGTAAGGAAGACCTCCAAATTACATTAAGTCATTATGACTATTTGGCTAATGTAAATATTGGAGGCTCTGTTGTTAACAAGACACTAGACACAACTTTATCAAATGATGAAAATGCATTTTTACGCACACTAAGTTATTTAACTAGAGTTGAAGGTTCTGAAAATATTGTTGGCCTTGCTGCTAGATTAAAAGAAAACATGCAAAACACATCGGCTGTAAATGACAGAGTTAAATCAGTTCTTGGCGATGGGAGCGACAAGTCAGCTAATGATCTTTTAAATGCTTATCTTCAAGGCGATAACGATATAAATGAATCAAAAGCATTTGGAACTGATTACCAAATGGTTGAAACTGTAAAACCGTATGTAAAACATTTGATTATGTCTGGTGTTGGCAAAGAGGATATAAATCAACAGTTAAACGAAATGTTTGAAACATCTTACATTGATACTGTTGGTGTTGTTGTAGATAGATACAATTCACAGATAGATAAGTCTATGTTTGCCTTGCCAAGATTGCTGCCAGACTATGCGGAGAGGCAAGCTTTTTATAGTAATGCTACAGAATTAGTCCAAGCATTAAGCGGTGAAGATTTTGTAATGCGTGAAAAAGGTCAGTACATAGGGATTGAAAAAAATCGACAGATAAAACTTGTGCCAATGACAACAAGCGCATTTCAACCTGACGCACTGCCTATAGAATACAAGATAGATGATGATTTGTCAGAAGAAGGATTTGTAACAAGAAGTTCATCATTGCAAACATTCCAATACGTTGCACATTATGTTGATGACAATGGTCAACTTAGAGTGATTCCAGACAAAAACAATAGCCCAATATTTATTGGCACAGAGTTAGCTTATGATGACATTGCAAAAATAAGAAAAGAACAATCACAAGATGAAATGTATGATGCAAACACAAAGGCATTAAGAAAAATAGAAATAAGTAGGCAAACTAAAGCTCGTATTGACAGGAATGTTGAAGCTTTAAAAAACATAGGTAATAATTAATGGGCATTAATCCTTGGGAATCAACGCAAGGGACTTTTGTTGAGTCAGATGTATCTGAAAGACGGTCACTACAGCGCGTAGAGCAGCCTGAGTTTTTTGCTGACACTGTTCCAGCAGCACTTGGCTATCAGTATTTACCTATGTTTGAAGCTGTTAGAAACGCTGTTAAATATGGAACAGAAGTTCAGCAAGGATATAATCCTCTTGATGATGTAGATGGATATGAAGAATATAAACATCATTTAATGAATGCTGTTAGCGAAGATCACATGCGCGATCTTAAAATGCAGCTTGATGAAAATAAAAAACGCAGACAAGTTTTAGCTGACTCATCGTTCTGGGCTAACTTAGGTGCTGGTATTTTTGACCCAATTAACTTAGTTGCTTTGCCCTTTGGTGGCGCAGCCGCTACTGCTGGCAGGCAGTTTTTGCGTACCGGTGCTGGCGTAGGTGTTACACAAGCTGGCCTAGAGGTTGCTCGTGCGCCGTTTGATCCGTTATCCACTCCATCAGAAGTAGCCACAAACATAGGCTCTGCTTTTGTTATTGGCGGTGCTATTGGAAGCCTTGTGTCTGTACCAGCTAGACGCAGAGGCGCGGCAATAAAAAAGACTGAAGCTGAGGTAACTGAGTTTGCAAATGAAGTAGGTGACATTACACCTGACCAAATTAGAAACATTAACAACCCAGATTACAGAACCTTTAAAGACAAAAAGCAAAGTGAATTAAATAATTTTGAAAAAATATTCCCAAAAGAACGTGACTTACTAGAATCTAAACTGCAAAAAGCTAAAGAAAAAGCAAATGTGCTTTTTAAAAAGGCAAGTGATTTGCGTGAGCAAGTTAAAAAGAACCCAGCATTAGAAGCTAAGAACAGTGTTTTATATAAAAAAGCAAAAGAGCAGTATGATGCTGCTAATGTTCAGGTAAAGATGCTTGAAAAAGCAACCGCACAGAAAAGAGTTGATGTTGAAAAAGTAAAAGAAGAACAGGTATTCCGCAGAATTGAGGAAGTAAAACAAATTGGGGGCGATGTTTCAAAGCCGTTTGATTTTGCAGATAATTTTTTTACAGATTCTTGGGCTTTTAAAGGCGTTCCCACAGGTTTTAAAAGAGTTCTGCAAGATAAAGAAATACCGCAAAGCGTAAAAAGCACTATGGTAAGATTAGCTGGTGACTCTGGCATGCTGTTTAAAATGAATCAAATGGGTTTTGCTACACCAAAATCTGTTTATCAATACGCTCAAACAAGAAACGGTGAGTGGCTACAAGTATACACCAAGATGCTAACACAGTTTGGTGAGCATAGTGGTAAAGGCGTTACTCAAGTTGGTGATGTAAATCTTTCAAACATTGATGGCTCATTCTCTGCATATCTAAAAGAAGTTAATCGCAAATATATAAATGGCGAAGAAGCTTCTACAACAGCAGAAAAAGAATCTATACAAGCGTTACACAAATTTTATAAGACTTGGGAAGACAGGCTTGTAGAGCAAGGCATTATTGGCAGCATAAAATCTATTGAAGCCAAGATGGACAACATTAGGTTTAAAATACAACGAAAAGAAAAAACACTACTTGATGCTCAAATTAAAATAATTGAAAAAGCATTTAGCCCAGAAGAAGCAAGGCGATGGACTAGCAAACTTAGAAGAAAAAAAATTAATCAAGCTGATGTTGTAAGAATGGTTAAATCACCACTAACTGGTGAGTTGCCAAAGGGTGTTCCTGATTATCTTATTGACGTTATAAACGATTCTAATACTAGATTAAGTGCGCTTGAAGATCAGTTGTATGAACTTGAGTTTAGTATGCTTGTGGCTAAAGAAGAAAGAACACTGCCGCAAAACGAAGAGTTAATGTTTCCTCGCTATTGGAATAGAGATCAAATACGCGAAAAGAGACAGGAATTTGCTGCAATATTAAAAGAGCATTACAAAGAAAATCCTTACATTTACGAACGCAATGAAGCTGCGTTTGCAGAACGGCGAATTAGAAACATATCTGAATTAACTGACGCAGAAATACAGGCGCGGTTTGGTGAAGAATTTAATATGTTTAGCATTACATCTAACTTTAGGCGTGTACAAGATGGGCCTATTGGTAGGCAGGGCGGTGGTGCGCTTGGTATGTTTGTGCGCTACACACACAAAATAACTGGTGACTCAAAACAAGAAGTCTATTTAGACAGCACTGGCATTTATCAGTATTACAATGAACTAGCTGAAGCTATGAAAAACCCATCTAAAGCTTTCAAAGACTTAGATGCTACACGTTCAAAGAACACAGAAGATTATGCTCACAGAAAATTTGTAATGCGTAACTGGAGCTTTTTCCAAACCTTTAATGATTTTCAAGATTTTGTTTTGTTCCATGAGTTGCATCATAACAAATTTAATCAATCAACAATGACTGTAAAAACACAAGCCGATCAGCTTAGGATGGAAAATGCTACAGACAGGGCTGCTCTTGCATTTCTTAAAGAAAAGCTACCAGAAATACGCGAAGGTCAGCCAGTGTACTTTAAGCGCAGGCTTGATGTTGAAGATGAGCGTATGCTTAATAAACGCGTTGAAGACACAATAGATAATATACTAGGATTAGCTGATACTGCTAACGACATGAATGCGTATTATGGTGCTGGTAAATCTAAGCACATGCGTCACAGATCATTAGACATTCCAAACGCAAAAGTGTTTGATTTTATTCAGAATGATCCTCTTGCTGTAATGAGGGCGTACACAACTCGTGTTGCCCCACAGTATGAGTTTTCTAAAATGTTTGGTGGCAAATCAGTAGATGAGGTCTTAGATGACATTGACACTGATATGGCTGGCAAGCCTATAGAAAAGATAAACGCAGCTAGAAAAGATTTTTTGCATTTATATGATCGTGTTGTAGGCACAGTATTGCGTGAGCCGCATTCATGGGATCAACGTACAGCTACTGTGCTTAGAGATTTTGCACAACTTAACTATCTTGGTTCTGCTGGCTTTTCTACATTGCCTGACTTTGCAAAAATTATGATGGAGCATGAACTTAAAGATGTATTTAAAACTTTGTTTGCAACAATTTCTGATTCTCGCATACGCATGTCAGCTATGGAAGGTAAATACGCTGGCGAAATAGCTGAGATTATATCAGGCGATGCTCATATGCGTCTTGTAGATGATGTGAGTAACAATCCTTTTAACGAAGGAACGTATGATAAATACATGAGCAAGCTTAAATGGGGTTTTTATCAAGCCAACTTGCTTGCGCCTATGACTAACATTATGAAAAAAATGGATGCAATTGTTCGCGGTCATTCATTAATACAAATGTCTATGCGTCTTGCTGAAAGCGGTAAGAAAGCAACTAAGTTTGAGGTTGAGTATCTTGCTCGATATGGAATTGACAAAGCAAAAGCTAAACGCATTCGTGAGCTTGTTGATAGTAAAGTCATTGATCAAACTGAAGGTGGGTTATACTTACCAAGCACAGAAAAATGGCCTGTAGAATATGACGATTTAAAGCTAGAGTTTCGCAGTTCGCTTAACAGTGGCATTATGAATACTATTCTTATGGGTACACCAGCAGATAAACCAAACATTGTTGATGGTGTAGTTTATGTGCCTTATCGCATAGCTAGACAGTTTGGTGGCAAAGAAGACCCTAAGTATCGCGGTTATACACGCATAGAGAATGGATTGCTTGGCCTGCCATTCCAGTTTTACTCATATACATTAGCCGCAGTAAATAAAATTACAGCTTCATACGCTACAGGTCAGGCAAGAAACAGAGCAGTAGCATTGGCTGCATCTATGGGTTTGGCATATATGGGCTTAGAGCTAAAGAATCCTGATTTTGTTATGGATGAAATGGCAATAGAAGATAAAATTGCACGCTCATTCGATATGTCTGGTGTAGCTGCTTTGTATTCAGACGGTCTTTATACTGCAATGCATACATCAATGGCTTTAGGTGGGCCTGATATATCTATGGGTTTAATCCAGCCAAAGTTTCCACAAGAAGAAAACATTGCAGATGCGGCAGTTGGTGTGTTGGGTGCAGGGCCAAGTATAGGTTTAGACATTACTAGAGGCGTTGGCGAGTTTGTAAGTGGGAATTATGGCGAGGGTGCAAAACAAACTATGCGTTCAATGCCATTAGCTAGACTTTGGATATGGAAAGATTTTATGAATGAAGCCAGTAATTCATTTACAGCAAAGCGTTACTAATTGTGCGTTGAGCATTTTGTTAAACAGGAGTAGGGTTTTGGCATGACAATTAACATAGCTGATAACACACCACGAGTATCATATGCAGTAGCGCAAGGGGTCACTCAGACTTCCTTTACAGTTTCGTTTGAGTTTTTTGCTGAAGCTGATCTTAACGTATATGTAGATGGAACTCTTAAAACATTAACTACTGATTACACAGTAAGTGGTGGTGATGGTTCTACAGGCACAGTAACTATAACTGTTGTTGGTGCTGCTGGCGGTAGCACTGTTGTTATTACCCGAGCAATTGCGCTTGAAAGAACGACTGACTTTCCGCCTTCTGGCGCATTTCAAATTAATTCATTAAACACAGAGCTTGATAGATTTACTGCAATATCTGCTGATTTAAACGATGAGATTGGTCGATCACTTCGATTAACAGATTATGACGCTGCTGCAAATCTAACATTGCCAGACTTAGATACCAGAAAAGGTAAGACTCTAGCTTTTAATGCTACTACTGGTGCTGTTGAATCTGGCCCAAGTGTAACAGGCGTAACCACCGTAGCTGCGGCTGCTGCTGACATTGCTACACTTGCTGATATTGAAGACGGTACAGTAGCTACAGACGCTATTAGCGACACTGCTGCTATTGCATCTGATGTTACCTCTGTTGCAAACATTGCGGGAAATGTTACATCCGTTGCGGGGAATGCATCTAACATAAATGCTGCTGTAGCTAACGCTGCTAACATTAATGCTGCCCCAGCTAATGCACAGCTTGCTGAAGATTGGGCTGTAAAAGTAAACGGCATTGTTGATAGCTCAGACTATTCATCTAAGGCTTGGTCAATCGGTGGCACTGGTGTTACTGACACAGCGGGTGCTGGCCCTGCTAAAGACTGGGCAACAGAAACAACTGGTCAAGTAGATGGCACAGAGTATTCTGCTAAAGAGTATGCCGTTGGCGCACAACGTAGAGGGCAAGCTAACGGTGGTTCTGCAAAAGATTGGGCAACATACACAGGCGGCACAGTAGATAACGCAGGGTACTCGGCAAAATATTGGGCAGAGCAAGCGGCTGCTAGTGCTGATAACGTAGATGATTTGTACCTTGGCCCCAAAAGCGCAGACCCAACAGTGGATAATGATGGTGATGCTTTAACTACTGGTGATTTGTATTTCAACACAAACGACAATGTTTTGAAAGTTTATGACGGATCGGCTTGGAATGCTGCTGCTATTAGCACAGCGGGAGTTGCAACGGCAGGCTTTAGCATTGCAATGTCGATTGCTCTTTGACCAATGAAAACAAGGACTTAAACAATGGCACAGAATTTTCGTAGATACACATTGAACGCAGTAGGCACTGTTGCTGCTGACATACCTGATGGAGCTAACTTTGATAGCTTCGATACCATCGTAGGCATCCACATTGCTAACGTAACGGCTAACGCTATTACGGTTGAGTGTTACATCAATGATGGCACTAACGACATTCATCTGGTTAAGGATGCGCCTATAGCGGCTGGCGGTGCGCTTCAGATATTGGATGCTGGTGCAAAGTTTGTGGTTCAGTCTGGCGATAGGCTTTACGTCAAGTCAGACACGGCTGCATCTGCCGATGTTTGGGTATCTGCCGTTGATGCGATTAGCACATAGGAGTGACCGATGGGTTATGTAGGCAATCAACAGACTGAAGGCTTTAGCCAAGTACCAGCCAAGCAAGACTTGACAGGTGCGACTGGCACTAGCCTGACGCTGACACATGCTGTAGCCAGTGCTGAAGGCATTGACTTGTTTATTAATAACGTGCGGCAAGAGCCTACTGAAGCTTACTCAGTAGTAGGCACAGCGGTAACACTGACTGGTTCTGTTGTAGCTACTGATGACATTTATGTAGTGTATAACTCACTGGCTTTGCAAACGACAGTACCGCCGGATGCGTCTGTTAGCACTGCCAAAATTATTGATGGCAATGTTACTAGCGCAAAGCTAGACACCAACATAGACATTGCAGGAACATTAGATAGCACAGGTGTGATCACTGCTGACGCTGGTATTAAACTAGGTACTGGTACAGATATCCTGAGTTCTTTCTCTCAAGGCACTTGGACACCAGAGTTTGCAGATGCCGCAACTGGTGGAAACGTATCTTCTACTTCAGCGGATGCCAATAGTGCTCAATATGTAAAAATTGGAGCGTTAGTTTTTGTTACTTGTAGATTTAGTGATATAAATACTACTGGTTTAAATGGCACTGGCGCAGCGTTAATTAGAAACTTACCTTATACTCCAAATGCAAATGCTATGGGTTCAGCGTGGCGGCAAAATATATCTTCCTCAACACAAGTAGTGGTTAGAGTTATTGGCGGTCTTTCTTACATAAGATTTGAGCGTCTGCGAGATGGAACCACCGATGTAACTTTAAATGTTTCTAATTTTACTGATGATCAGGCAGATGTCATTGTTTCAGTAACCTACACAACTGACGAATAGGAGGCAAGCTAATGGCACTAAGTAAAATCATAGCAGAAGGCGTAGACCTTACTGATGACTTTGCGTTTACTGGTACTGTGAGTGGTGCTGGTGCGCCTTTTATTTACTTTGAGGCACAGCTAACAAGTAATCAATCTTTGCCACAGAACAGCACAACAACATTAGCTTTCAACAATGTTATTACAGACACCGCAGGTGCTTACACTTCTGGTACTTATAGATATACGCCTACTACTGCTGGATATTGGCTTATGCAAGGGAGAATGTTGTTCACTAGTGCAACTATAATTAGCGGAAGACATTACTTTAAAAATGTTTCTATTCAAAAAAATGGAAGCACTGTTAGAGATTACACACACCCAAAAGAAACATCTAACACAGATTCTAGCATTGGTAGTGATGTTACTGCTATTGTGTACGCTAATGGTACGACAGATTACTTTACTATTGCACACTATCATTACGATTACGGAAACCAAGCGGCAATAACGGCAGAAGAAGATAGCAGACGTACATACTTTACTGGCTATTACTTAGGAAACACATAATGAATTTAACAGAAAAAATTATCAGCATACACCCTGAGTTGGCTAACTATGATTGGGTAGACGCAATGATGAATGACATTATTATCCTAAAAGATGATGCCACAGGGGCAGGTGAGTATATTGCAGTGTGGAATCACCCAACACTGACACAGCCTACACAGGCACAGATTGATGCGGCGGGAGATGACTAATGCCATATATAGGTAAATCCCCAGTAGGCGGTGGGTTCCACAAGCTGGATGCCTTAACAGCCTCTGCAACGGACACCTACGCTCTTACGCTAGGGTCTGCTGCATACTACCCAGAGACTGCTAATCAGCTTCTGGTTTCCCTCAACGGTGTTATCCAAGCACCACAAGACAGCTTCACAGTATCAGGCAGCAACCTCATCTTTGACAGCGCACTGACAAGCAGCGACAGCATCGACTTTGTGGTGGCTCTTGGTGATGTGCTTGGTGTGGGTTCAGTTACTGATGGTGCTGTGACTACCAATAAGATTGCCAATGGTGCAGTGACTGCTGCTAAGTTAGCGGCTGGTGTGCAGGGTGTTGCTGGTATCTCATCAAGCAGCACTAGCGGAACGGCAATTAGTATAGATAGTTCAAACCGTGTCTCGATGGATAGCAGTCATGTATTCGATATGTTTGAACTTACCGCCGACATTACGTCTAATCAAACCCCGATAAGTTCAAATTTAAGAAGGGTGCAACATGCAGCGTTTGCTCCCTTGAATGGAATGTCTGTAAGTTCTGGAGTATTCACTTTTCCTTTTACTGGACTTTATAGAGTAGAGTTTTTTTACAAATCAAATCCTATTGCTAATGATAATATTGTTTTTGCTTGTCAGTTTACCACTGACAACAGTAGTTACTCAAATGCAACTACTGCAAATTCAAGTGCTAGCAATGCTGCTGAAAACTCTGCTTCGGGAATTGCATTTATAAACGTAACAAATACATCACAAGTTAAAGTACGCTTTAATGCTGGTTCAATCTCAAGCGGTTCAAAGATTAAAGGAAGCACCAATGAGACTGTTACTGGTCTTGTTTTTACTCGCTTAACAGACGCCCAATAGGAGACAGATATGGCACTTATAAAATTAAACAATCAGTCTCTTAGCGCAGTCACATCTGCTGGATTACCTAGTGGTAGTGTGTTGCAGGTTAAGTACACTCAGTTTACTGGTACAAACAATATTGCTATTTCTAATAGCGGAGATGGTACAGCACTAACTGATTTGACAGTTAATATAACACCTACATCAACCAACAGTATAATTTTGTTGACTGCTTTTATTAATGGTGAGTTTAGCGCAGCTATTGCACATGATGTGGTTGCATTTTTCTTTAGAGACAGCACTAAATTAGCTGCACCCACAGCGGGAAACAGAGCATTAGGTATTCAAATGGGTGCGAATCTTAGTTTTTATAATGACAACAATAGTTCAACGCCCGAAGGGTTCCACTATTCTTACTTTGATACACCAAGCACAACATCACAAATAACTTATAAAGCAGGTTTGCGAGTTCATGCTGCTTGTAATTACAAAATTAACAGAACAGAAAGTGATCCTGACTTGAGCAGCAATGAACGTGGTGTGTCATTTATTAGCGCAACGGAAATCGCTGGCTGATGAAACCTACAGCCGCATCAGTCCAGTCGCAGATAGATACACATGAGGCAGTGTGTGCTGAACGCTGGCGTGAAACCATCCTGCGTATTAAGCGCATCGAACACATTATGATTGGTTCTGCTGGCACTACAATCGTACTGCTATTGAGCGTTGTAATGAGAGGCTAACATGGTAGTTGCTGAAGTGCTTACTGGTATTGCACTCGTGCAGCAATCCGTAAAATTTATTAAAGAAAATATTAGCACTGCTCAAGACATTGGGCAGATAGCTAGCCAGATAGATGATCTGTTTTCTGGTGAGAAACAGGTGCAGCAAGCTAGAGCCAAGAAGTCTGGCAGTGGTTTAGGCGATCAGTTTGGCGTGAACACTGTAGCCAAAGAAATCATTGACGCTAAGATTGCTGCTGAAAAGCTACAAGAAGTAGCGACTATGGTTGACATGCGGTTTGGTCATGGCACTTGGGCTGGCATTATAGCTGAGAGAGCCAAGCGTATTCAAGAGGCCAAGGAAGCGGAGGCTATAGCTAAACGCAAGCAGATACAAGAAGCTAGAGAGTTTGAAGAAACAATGAAGCAAGCTGTTCTTATTGGATCAGTTATTGTCATAGCAATTGGTTTATTTATCTTTTTGATGGTCAGTGTAGCAAAGGCGTTTGTCATATGATTAGTGTTGAACAGTTTCTTAAATGGAAAATTTTACCAAGATGTATGATGCTTGCATCTACAGTTATGTCATGGCGGTGTGCTGAATGGTTCATGGAATTAGATGCTCCAACTGCCAGTCAGTCAGCATTTGTATCTGTAGTTATGGGCGTGATGACAGGTGTGTTTGGCATTTGGATGGGGCATGAGCATAAGGGTGAAACCAAATGAAAAATGCAGCCACAAGATTAAACGAGGCTAGTGAGGTTACTATACCACTACGCAATCTTATTAGCATGATTGCTTTTACTGGTGTGTCTGTCTGGGTTTACTTTGGATTGGTAGAACGCATTGCGTTTCTTGAGCATAATCTTGAGCTTACTATGCAAGAAGTAGAAGAAAACGATAATTGGATTGATGAGTTTGAACCACCGAAATCTGTGCAAGATACGGTTGCAAGGGTTCACGATTTAGAGATTGAGATAGCTAGAATAAAACTACTGCTTGAGAATAAGTGATGTGGCAAGCCTTAGTGACAGCTTGCTTCATAGCAAACATGGATCAATGCGTAGTTCTGGAAGCGCAACAGTGGTTTGAGACTGAGTCTAGGTGTAAGGCTAGGGCATTAGAGATGGCTGGTGATGTTAATCGTTACATGAAATCACATAAGCCAGTTAGATATCAGTGTAGGAAACTAACAGGGGGTATGTTGACACAATGATACAGGCATTGATTGGGCCTATTGCATCGTTAGCTGGTAGCTGGATGGAATCAAAGGTCGAGCAAACCAAAGCTAAAGGTGTTGTTGCTAAGGCAAAAGCAGAAGCAGAGGCACAGGTTATGGTGACTGCTGCTACACATGAAGCTGGTTGGGAAAAGATCATGGCTCAAGCCAGTGACAATAGCTGGAAGGATGAGGCGTGGACTATTTTGTTTATCATTATTATCGCCATGTGTTTTATTCCATTTACCCAGCCTTATGTAGATCGTGGGTTTGAAGCATTGTCAGCTACACCACCTTGGTTTCAGTACGCAGTTTATGCTTCAATAGCTGCAAGCTTTGGATTGCGTAGCTTGAAAGGTATGAAGAAATGAAACTATCAGAACATTTTAGCTTGGAAGAAATGACCAAGAGCCAGACAGCTTTGCGTAGAGGCTTACCTAATTCGCCCTCAGATGAGCATATAGAGGCGATGAAACTTTTGTGTGAGAATATACTAGAGCCAGTGCGAACCCACTTCAGTGTGCCGTTTACCCCCTCTAGCGGGTATCGTAGTGCTGAGTTGTGTGTTGCTATTGGTAGTTCAGTAGCTAGTCAGCATGCAAAGGGTGAGGCTGCTGACTTTGAAGTGCCTAATGTATCTAACCTAGAGTTGTGTAGTTGGATTGTATCTAGCCTAGATTTCGATCAGATTATTCTTGAGCATTACACTGGTGGTAATACTGGATGGGTTCATTGTAGCTATAAAGCAGAGGGTAATCGGAAAGAAGTTCTTACCTACGATAAAGAAAATGGTTATCGTAAAGGTTTGATAACTTAAAATGGGTCAGCCGTAATTTGGGAAACGGCTGACCCACTAGCAGGCGGAGAACTAATCAACCTGCTTTAGAATGGTACATCTTCTGGCTCTACTTTGCTAGTCACATTTTCATCTTTGATGTTGTCACCGAACTCAGGTATTTCATCATCTACTGGCTTGGGTTTGTACTCTGAAACATTCAGCGACATGTATGCGTTGTCGCCTTTCATTTCTTTCCAAGCTGCAATCTTCCAGTCTTGATGCAATCCGTCTAGTGGGCCGCTGTAGTCTGGTGCTTTCTCGTTGCCCTTTTTGTCGTTGGGAAACAAGCATCCAACTTTCTGAAATACTTCAATGCGCTTGTTGCCATCTCGTGACTCAGCCATGATGAGTGCAACTTGGCCGTCTTCGCCCATGATGTTGAGTTTACCTTGCAGGATAAACTGCTGCTCTGGGAATGGTTTGAAGGCTGCGCCGCGGTTAGTGTTATCATATTCGCTCATTAGATTTTCCTCACTTTGTAAGATAATTTTTTACCTGATCTGCGTGTGTTAAATTCAATGCCATCTTTCTTGGCAAGCTTAAGGTAGGTACGCGCTGAACTTTCTGTTAACTGTAGTTCATTGCACATCTCATCAATTGTTTTGTACCTACCCATTACGCAAGCTACAAACTTCATAGGGTAAGTCCTTTTCTTTCTTCCTAATCGTTTATATTCTTGCTCTACTTCTGACTCAAATTGATTTACGAAAGCTTGATCAATTGTTTTCTCAGGCTTTTCTCTTAGCATCCATATAACTTTGTTGATGTTTGCTTCGATGTGGTTGAGTCTGCGCTGGATGTCTTGCAATTCTTTTTTGTTATTAAACATTACCACTTCTCCTCTGCTGGCAATCTGCCACTGTCATCTAGCTTGATGCTTTTAACCTTAGTCACCTTGGGGTTGGGCATGCTGGCTGAGTTACCGTCATCATCTTCTGATGGCAGTCCGAATGCAGACTGCAAGCCATAGCGTTTAGCGTATGTGATACCGCTGCCCATTTTCTGTGGATCAGTAGGGTCTTTGACTAGGACAGGTGTGCGTCCAGTTATATACTCGCCCGACTCATGCATAACAATTGTAGTTACAAAGATGTGATGCTCATTAAAGTCAACAGGCTGCGTGAATGTAAGGCCACACTTGCCAGCCTCCACTCTGACAGTCTCAATAACTTCTTCAAGACTGGCATAGTTTGATTTGAAGAATGGATTTTTTGCAGTCTTTTTAGCTGCTGCTCCAGTGTTGTGAAACTGGATGAGTGCTTTGGTTATGTTCTTTAGTTCCATTTTAGTTCTCCTTGACTGTGATGCGTAATGATCCGCGCTTATCGCGTTTGATGGCTAGAAGATCACAGTATACTTCTCGCTCATCGTCACCAACCATAGCTTTGAGGTCAGACTTGGCTGACTCAAATAGCTTTGCTGATTTCTCTTGTTCGATATAGTCATGGCATCTGCTAATGAATTCATTGTCGCTTGATGCGTCACGCTTGGTCATGCCATCGACCTTGATCTTATCTATAGATACAGGTGGCACTTCGTTGTCACCGAAAGGGCGTGTGTTCTCAGTAACATGCCTCCAGAACTCAGTGATATGCACTTGCATTCTTTTGATATAGTCCCAATCCTTTGAGACATACACACATTCCCAACGTCTGTTGCCAAAGATAACTGACAGGTAACATCCGTCTGCTTGTGCTAACCACATATAGAATTGCATTTGTGGCATGTACATACTGAGACAAGACTCCATCTTGTTCATCTCGTATGTGTGCTTGCACTCAAGAATATTTATTTTATCGTTAGGGTCTTGCAGCTTGAGCATGCCATCGACCTGACCCTTGAGTGGTATGTTGTACCAGTTGAGCATGAACTCATGCTGCTCGTGTGTAATCTCAGCTTGCACATTATCTTTGAACCATTCGATGTTGAATGATTCAGTATGTATGCCAAGCTGCACAGCTAGGTTTGTAGATAAATCGTCAGGCTCAGAGCGTCCTGTCTTCTGTTCCCATAGCGATATCCAATCGCCATCCATAATGCGGCGCATATCTGAGCCGCCAAGAAATCCAATTCTATTCATAGTAGTTCTCCTTTTGATTTATTATACTGCAACTATGCAGTTAGTTCAACCTTCTTTCTTTCTAAAGCATTGAGCATTAACTCCCTTCGTCTTAGTCTCCACCTGATATGCTTGTGAAACTCAGCATAAGCAGGCCAGAATGTTGTAGTCTGTGCCACTTGCTTGATAGCATACTTAACTATGTCTGCTGGGTAGACTGACAACTCATTAGCTATAGCTTGTATTCGCATCGCATGGTCATCTGACGACTCACCTGCTGGCTTCACCACCAGCGCAGCCAGCAGCGTGAGTTCGTCAATGAGCATAGGCTCTGGCATTGGAACTAAGGCTGACATAACAGTAGTGATAGCTTTGTTTATAGCTTCAAGCGAGTCGCATTCGATACGATAGCCGCTGACAATGATGTCAACGCCATCATCTTTGAAGCTAGACCTACTTATCTCGACTACCCTGTAGCCTGTTATGGACTCTAGCGAAGTGTGAAGCAGCTTGTCTACTCGCGCCGGATTGTTTACCTCCAGCATTCGCTGAACCCCTGCCTCTTGCTGCTGTGTACTCAACGTGATTTGAACACCAGTATCTGTAGGCTCGGTCAAGTGATGCGAATTTTTTGCCGGTTGCTTGATGGTAGTTAATGAACTTATCTGTTTCAGTGACATGATCTATAGTTACCTTGTGTTTGTCGTTGATGGATTGGCAAAGGTCATCACTAGGCAACCAGTCATCAGGAACACCAGACTTCTTAGCTTTATTATATTGACTGGTTACTGATAGGTTAGTGTTGCACTCTGCAACAGGGGTGTTGCTGTCTGCAATACCCTGCGGGAATATTATATATCGTGTTGATGTGCCAGTATGACCGCGATCTCTGGTAAGATAGCCGTTATCTTCTAGCCATTGTAGCTTGCGTGTAACTGTAGCTACACTCATAGCTGTCCTATCGGACAAGCGGCGTAAGCTAGGCCAGCATAAGTGGGTGTCTTCGTTGGCGTGGTCTGCCAATACGACCATCAACCATTTGGCATAGCAGTCAGGTATCTCTGCCTTGATTGCCCTCGCCATTAGTAGGAATGCCATCATAGTTCTCCTTCAATAATGGTGCTATCTTTTCTTCAAAGACATCACCATCAAAGATGATTAGTGTTTTAGGTTTGCCTTCCCTGCGCTTGTAGAACAGCACATCTCTAACTACAGTGAATGGGTTTGGAAAGTTAGACTTGTCGCGGTACTTTACTTCAACCACCAAGGGGTTTTGTCCGACTTGCCAGATGATGTCTCCGCTATACTCGCCTCCCAACGCTCCGCTGAGTGGTTGCCTCTTCGCTTTGAAGCCGATTTTTTGTAGCCATTTGACGAAGACTCTTTCGTGATAGTCTCCTTTTGCGCGACTCTTGCTTGCCATGTGTCTGCCTCGTAACAATCTACACATATGGTGTAGTAGGTTGGCGGTTTCTCTGTAGCTAGAATGCAGACAAACCAAGGGGTAGATGTATCGCAAGCATCACAAGGGTAAGACTTGCCTGTCGTATCATATATTCTTTTTTTTGTGGACTTTGATCGTGAGGCCAAGAGCATCTAACCAGCATGTAAACAAGAAACCAGATGGCACTCGTTTGTGCTGCTCCCATTTATGTACTAAAGATTCAGCGCAACCAATCTTGTGAGCTAAATTTTTTTGAGTCAACTTTTGTTTCACTCTATGAGCGACAAGTTCATTGATAACATATTGATATGTATCAGTAACTTTAGTCTCTTCTTTGTAGTGATGAAAGTTTTTCAATTGCTTCACTAACTTTGCTTGCAGTTTGATAGCGTAAATCTTTGCCCATCTTTGCACGATAGAATGTAGAGTCAGGTACACCAGCACATGCGAAAGCATCTTTTAAGTTGATGCCAGCATGTGCTGACTGTTCGATAAGTTGGTTCATATAACTAAGCATGTCGCTAATATGCTGCGACATTGCAGTCAGTGTCAATAACCTAAAATTCTGTAGAACTTTTTTCATATTCACCAAGGCTTGACCATCCACCAACGACATGCGTTTCTCTGTGATAATAGTGACCAGTATCTTCTTCGATTACATCATCAGCAAAAGCGTTATCAGGAAGCATTGAGTTGCTCAACTGCCAAGCTTGTTTGTTTCGCTCAAGCTCCATGTTGTAGCCAAAGTTAATGCTTGATAGTGGCTTGTCTTCTTCGCGCTTGTATCTACCGTGTCTAGGCATCGCTTGCCTCCTCATAAAATTCTTTAGACCACATGATTAGCTGCTGCCTACCTGATTGGCCTTTGCGTTTGCGTGTATCAACAAAGATCAAACCCTTTTCCTTTAGCTGTTTGTATCTAGCTGTGACTGTGCTGTACCTATAGGCTGGTAAAATATCTAGCACATCATCAGAGATGCAGCCGCTGCTACCAAAGGAAGTGATAGCAGCTAATACAATACGCTCCATTTTATTAACGTCAAGTTTGTCAGCGGCATCATGGCTGGTACTTGGGTCACGGCTGCGGGCTAGTTTAAACGCTGGTGTTTCTGGGAATGGTGGCTGATCTAAGCCAAGTCTATCAAACAAATCGTTCATTTAGTTCTCCTATATTACAGGGGTTTTTGATTGGCGTTCAGACTCGATGACAATTTTACCGCTTGCTGCTTCAAAATCAGTCATCATATCTAATGCTGTTTCGATAGCATCGCCTTCATCTTCAGCGTACACAACTTTGTAAACTGTGTACTGTGTCATCCATTTCAGATCATCACTTTTGCAATGAGTGCAAGTATCTTGTTCGGAAAACATTTGATTGTTGCATTCTCTGCATTCAAGGAACTCCTCGACTGTGCGTCTGCCAGTTATATCAGTACGGAATATCATCGTTCAAATCCTGTGGTGGGTGGGCTGCTTCCCATGCTGCTGTCGCACGTTCAATAAACTTTTCTTTTTTGAAGCGTGGATTTGTAGCTGCAAGATCATCAGCCATAGTTACGATTGAGGTAGGCCAAGGCAGCAATGGTGCTACCTTGTCTGCGAGGTATTCAAAGTGACGTTGTTGCATGAGTGGCATTACTTTATCTCCTTCAAAGGTGGGCGATATGATTGATCTTCGTTTGCATCACGATCAAGAACCTCAGTGTATGTGTCATACACTTTGTCGATAGCCCACTTGCATTGACTAATCGTGGTAGCAAACTCAGACTGTTCGTCATGGCAACGATCGTCAAGCAAATCAATAATCTGTTTGGCTTCAGTGATCTGATTGATGAATGATATCTTCATGTTAGTTCTCCTTGTAAGTGAATCGGTGAGCGACACCGCCCTCATATCGGGCGGGGCGGTGACGCGAAACGATTATGCTGCGATATGCCAGCTATTTAGTTTGAATATTTTAGCTAATTGGTTCTGACGCAGACGTTGCGTGTTAGCTGGTGAGCTAGATTCGTCTGTGTGACTAGCCCAGTAGGTGCAAGCATTGTACAATGCCCACTTGTTACCACCTAGCTTGGCTTTATCTGCATACCAGTAGCCCATTAGCCGTTCAAGCTGACGCTCATTCCATTTGAATGTGCTAGTCTTGTTGGGTGTGCGGCAAATGGTATGCTTGAAGAATCGTTCAGCCATATCATTATCTACGTTGGTTGACATCCAAGATTTGTATACATCTTTTGTATTTAGAAATGCTTCAAGCCCTGCTTGTATCTTGGCTGCGCTGCCTTCTACATTGACATTGGTTGTGTGCTTTGCCCATGTATTAGCTACAGTGTCAGCATGTGTGCATCCA